ATGTCTGGACTTATTAATCCACATGCGGCCCCGGAAGAAGCAGCCTATGCGCTGCTGATTGAGCTCGTTCGCGCCCAGCGCGTGCCGCAATATGAAGGCGAAATTTCCGGCCTGCTGGCGATGTACGACGAAGCCGTTAAACACTTTAAAGAGAAAGAGACCGAGCGTTAGGCGTGGACATCGTGGTGCGAGAAAAGCGTGACGCCTGCGGAAGCCGCGCAGGCGTTGGCTGGATAGCGGCTTGGGTCATCAGCTGCCGCGGTAGGTAGAGTATCCGTACTGACTGAGCAGCAGCGGGATATGCAGTTTTTGATTTTGCTTTGTAACATTGAAAATAACCGGAATCACCGGGAAGAACGTATTCATATTTTGGCTTTTAAAATAGTCACCAGTTTTAAACGTCACTTTATACACCCCCGGCTCCATATTCTCCGCCTGCGGATAGAGCGATTTAATCCGCCCATCGGCATCCGTTTTACCGGTGGCGATATGCTGCCAGCTCTCCCCCTGCTGTTTATCCAGCTCAATCTGCACCCCCGGTGAAGGGAGCCCGGTTTGCTGATTAAGAATGTGTACGCTGAGCGTCCCCTCTGGCGCCGCCAGCGCGCTGAAGCTGAGTAGAGAAATTACGGAGGCGATAACTAATTTCATAATCGTAACCTTATTGGGCAAGTGAAAGTGCCCTAACTATAGTCAGCGCGGCGGGGAAAAAAATTAAACTTTTTGTTATCAGTTTGAGTTGATGGGTACTGTCTCCACACACAACACGCTGAACCGGTTTCCTCGTAAGAAGAGGAAGTGTCTTATGAGTAGGTAGCCCCGTGCTCTTAGTAACAGGATACGGTGACACTAAGTCTATCAGGCAGGGGAAATAGATTTGCTGGGTTCAAATATCACAAGGTAAAAAGATATACGCCGTGGCCTCTGCCGCCTCTACCAGAACAGTGCTTACTGCAAATGGGCTGCAGTATTCGAAATAATCATTTAATATTATTTAAACTACTATTCCAGTGTAAGTAATCACCTGGTTCAGATATTGATCGTTATCATTGATTCTCTTGTCGCCACGCCTTAACCATCTCCTTTGTTACCTCTTTCTTGTAGCAAATAGGTGAGTACCCACCAGCTTTGCTCCAGGCACTGCGGCCACCGCACGAGCTGCCGTTCCGGGCGGTATTGAAGGGACAGGCACAAGTACCGGGGTAGGATGCGACAGAGTCATCAATAATCCTTTGACTGACCTGATCATCGCTTAAGGAATTCGATTTGGCGATGGAAATATCTGATGCAAAGACGCACACAACAGCGAATACGGAGATGGCGACGAATTTGATGTTCATTCGGATCTTTCCAGGCAGTGGATGAACATCGAGGGTATGCTTTCAAATAGTGTTCAATATTGATCTATAACAACTGTACTTCACGCCAGCTTAAAATGCGATATTTAACCCAGTCAGACAGAACCTAAAGCTATAATGACTATTAGCCTGTTACCGGCAACATATTTTCACATTCCTGCAGAGCGCTTATTCTGCACTCAGCTATAACCAGCATTAACCATTCTGTTCGATATTACAGAGCAGTAATGCTGTACTCTGACTGGCCATCGTCCGACAGATACTATAAGACATTAGAATCATCGAAATGGTCCGTCGATATGCTCACCTGGCACCTAACCATTTAACTGAGCACGCACGTCAAATTGACTCAATTTTTGCAAATTTTTGCAGAAGATGTCCCAAATATGTCCCACAAGGAAAAATCAGCGACTGGAGGAAGTTGATAAGTGATTGATTATTAAATGGCACGCCCTACAGGATTCGAACCTGTGACCTACGGCTTAGAAGAAAGTAGAGCGTTAAATAACACACTGTAATCACACATTTTTTCCGCGTTCGCATCCGGTTTTGTGTCGTTTCGTGTCGTTTGAATACATCCCTGTCTTTATCGTGCATTCCTGTCACGCCACACCTACGACACAGAAACCACGAGCTCTTCCACTCATCGACAGCAACTAAACAACCGCATTGTCCTGGCGAACATCGCAGATAGTAAACGTCACTACACCGATGACAGTAACATCGTCAAGGGCTTCGCCCTCGATCGCGTCACCATCTTCGGTAATCAGCGACCTTCCTCTCAGCGTGGCAAGCTCCGTCCCACCGCCGTGCTGGATCAGAACCTGACTACCCTGCTTTGGCTTCAGGGAAATATCCAGCACAACATAACCGCCATCCCTTTCGAAAACGCGAGTGTTAGGCCCGACATTGCAGATCATGTTAACGGACAGACGCTGTTCAACGTAGTCAGACGCCGGAGATGGAAACCCCATCAGATGACCCTCCCCATATTAGCCATCATCCACAAACGGTTTTCGCTATGGTCCGGCGTCTTATCGACAAAATACGTCTGCTCGCGTGCGATCCAGGAGTTCGCCTCCACCTCGGTAAAGTGAATGCCGCGCCGGCGAAGCGCAGTAACGAAGTCGCGGGTGTGAAGGTACTGGAACCCCTTGGAACTGCGCAAAATGGACTCGCGGAAAGCCGCGGCGATTTCTGACTGTCGAAGCATGATCTGCCCTCCGATAAATACTGTTTTTATATACAGTAGTTTTAAACACCGAGCAGATCAATATCGACTGCTGTAATCCATCTCCCTGAAACACTTATGACATTGTCAAATATGAATTTATTGACACACTGAATGTTTTTCCTATCAGAAAATCAATGACGGATATTTTGCCTGTATGCAACGGAGCAAATAGTCACGAACAGAACCTTTCTCAGCATCAGATAATACGCGGTCGAAAACCATGTAGGCGCCGATGCGACTAGTTGCTGAGGTTGATCCCCAGTACGTGACGCCTCCCTTGCCGATGCGAATGGTAGTCGGTGCTCGCTCGCGACCTGCTGCCAGGGTAAGAGATGCTGAAACATTGTTGGTCATGTCGGTCAGCCTGGTGGTCTGACCGTCAAGGGTAAGGCAGATCAGCATCGGCTTTGTTGTATTGAACGCACTCAGAGTTGCGCGCGCCGTTCCGTAAGTATTAGTGTCCGTGTAGTGCACACCCTGCATGGCTGCCAGAGCTCCTGATTCATCTACAATCACAGATACCCCAGGAGGTGTAGATGCAGCTGTTCCCGAAAAGCTTCCTGCGATAATTCGTTGCGTCGAGTCATTATTCGGATCAAAGAGCAAAAACCAGGTTTGTTGGGCGGCATCATTAATTCCCAGGTTCAAATGTGCCACATTCGCGTTATTTGAGAACTGAACAAATGGCGAATCGGTGATAAACGTCGGGGTGCCAACTACAGTGGGGTCGCCTTCCCCCGGCATAAGGTTTTTACCAATCCCTGTATAAGTAAATATTTCAGCCCGGCGGAGAGATGTTGTATCAAAACCTGGCGAATATTCGTCAGGGTCTGAAACAGACGAAAACGCATTATTAGTGAAAAGAGTAATACCCATATTTATTCGCTCCGCTATACAGTTGTCTCGATAATTTGTGCCCATGCCCAGTTTTCCAGCGGGTATGGTTTGTCTACAAGTTCAGGAATATTTTCGTCAGCATATTGGCCGCTGCCTGCGGTATACACGTAATTTTCAGTTGCCAGGAATGGATCGCTGTCCTTGAGGCAGCCATTCCCGTTATGTGATGTTTTATCTGCGTACCATATTTTGATTGTCCCGGAGACACGTCTGGAGAATGTCAGTTTCACCACAGTGTCGGCTACAATCTCTGCAGCAGTAACGTCCAGCGCGCCATTTGCATCAGTCGCCCGATACCCTTTATCAGCATAGGTTTTAGCTGTTCGCCCATCATATGGTGTACCCCACTGTAATGGCGGATACGGGACTGCATAGTTAAGGAGTGCGTAATCATCCTGAACTTCAACGCCTGTGCAGTGTAACGGCTCCCATCCCTCACCAAGAACCAGAACCCTGAACATGACCTTGCCGAAAAACATGTCCATCCAGCGATAACCGTTACTGGTCAGATGCCCGCTATCCTTATTGGGGAATGGATACGATGGGCAGACGCCATAGATGTTCCCACCCTCCGTTGCCATATCCAGCTGCGCCATGCCGATCGCCAGCTCATAGTTATCAATGGTGTAAGTGCCGCCAGTCTGATAGGTGAACATCGCAGGCGGTCTCTGTCCTGCGCAAAAATCGGCAATCACATCGTTATAAAGCTGACGTACCTTCGCTTTATAGCCCTCCCGCGTATAGTCCCCGCCGTACCCAGGGTTGTAATTCCACTCTCCCTGCAGGAAACAGAAAGCACCGATGCCGAATGTCTTGCTTTCGCCATCCGCGATGGCTTTTATTTTAGACACAGCTTCACGAATGCGATTATAAAGCTCCGGATCGGCCCCCCTGGACAGCGCCTCAACGGTCCTCCCGTTGACCCCGCAGCTTGCCAGAACAAGCAGGCGCGACGGGTCAGTTAGCAATGCAGCCTGACGCAGAAACAGCGTGCGCAGCATGTTAACCGCAGCAACGGCCCCTTCACCCTCATTACCTGACCCGGCAGGCAGTGCAGCAACCGCGGCATCACTCATCACATACGACCCGTCACCTGACTGAACGACGGCCTTTAGCGGGTTGAGGATGGCAGACCCCACCGGGGTGAATCCTGCCCCTGTCCGGGTATTTGGTCGCGGTGAGTTTCCCAGCATCAGATTGCCCAGATTGCTGTACGGCGTTTTGCTGAGCGCAGGGTAACCTTCCTGGTTGGTGGAAAGAGACTGCCCGTACCAGATGATCATCGACAGAGCGAACACCAGTCGCTCTATGTCAGCGTTATACCGACTGCGAACTTTACTGTAATAGTTCAGGTTTTCCGCGTTCAGAATGTTAATTCTGTCCTGCAGCGTTATACCGCCACCGCTACCGCCGCCGACCAGATCCCCGCTCGCATCAATAATTGTTTTAGACCGGCCAAGAAAATCAGAGACCTTTAAAAACTCAGGACCTGTAATATCAATTCGAGAGCCACCTGAGTTAAAATTAAGGCCATTGCCTGATACCATTGCCGCATCTGTGCCGAACGAACCATCTCGCGCAGCGCGCAAACTCCTTGGTGCCACATTCCCATATTTATCAACTAATACGACACGTTGACCGAGAATATTTTCGATATATATTCCATTGTCATCCGATACGGTCAGTGAATAGCCCTCCAGTTCAATGCCATCAGGTTTGACCATCGTCTTTATTGTCCCGAACTCTCCAGATGTCAGTGCGTAAAACTGGCGATACCCAAGGATATCTACAAGTTGAAATATTAAATCTGCAGCATCGTCATGCTTTAGAAGATCCCCAACAGTCATGGTTACCAGTGATTCAACACCAGCCTGTGACGGCATTTTTCTGCCAGTGGCAGTCAGCGTCCCGCTTATATTCATATATTCAATAGCCAGTGCGCTATCGTCTGAGCTTCGAACATAAGTGGTGCTGCCCTCAGGAATATTAGCAATATCTGCCTGAGCATCTGAAAGTGTCATATACTGCCGGCTGAGAGGGATCAGGTTCTGCCGGGTTTCTTCAATTTCGTCTTCGTTTTTCTTTAATACGCCTTTCCAGGTTGGTGTCATAATTCCTGTGCGTGTCTCGACTTCCAACTCCTCGCTATTCAGTATTTCATCCTGAACACGGTTATTATCCCAAACATCAGGCATAGCAGAAGACGGGACTGGGTTACCCGTTTTATATAAAGCCATTATTGATATACTCCGGATTAATCAGGCGGAACGGTACCAGCCCATCAGTTTTACATAGGCGTTGGTAATATTTAATGCGGTACCACTACCCATGTTCTCGGTATTACCGGAAACACTGTGGCTGTGAGAACCCAAGGCAACGCTATGGGTATGTGCCCCACTCGTTGATGTAGTGCCAAAATCAGTACCGCCATTAGAGCCCACCGCCTGATCTGAACCACCTTGTTTCTGCATTGAGCTACCCCATCCGTGTGAGTGCGCTCCCTGGCTGTCGGTAGTTTTTGTGCCCAGATCGACTGAAGCAGCAGTTCCGGTAATACTCAATGCCTGTGCAGGTAAGTTTGCTTTGGCCAGAGAAACCGTATCCGCTCCCCCTGTACCCAGAACATCCGATCCATTCTGAAGTCCAAGTCGAATTGTTTTGTTTTCTCCGATGTAATTCCATACCGTCCCAGGGAAAAGTGTGTTGGGGTTTTTGTTCTGAGCGAAGAACAACACCGCGCCCACCGGGTATACGGAATCAATTTGCAATGAGGTAAGGGCCGTTAATAGCTGTGCCTTTAGCGCAGCTGTGTCCCCGTTATCGAGGACATCCTCGGCGGTTTGCTCCAGAATTATCTGCCCCAGAACGCTAGCCATTACGGTACCCTGTCGCAGCGCTTTGTTGATCTGCTCAGAGCGGGCTATCCCCGCGGTAAAACCGGTAGACAATGCAACCAGATTTTCCCAGTCCGTTTGTGAGGACACGTTTGCGCCTGCACCAATGGCAAACGGCTTAAAATTATTTTCAGCCATCAGAATGTTTCTCCCCATGCGCCGGCATCAAAACCCGCGATGTAATCGTTATCGGCATCGAATCCAAAAAATTTATATCCGTTGGACGGTGTAATGGTTTCCCTGATTCGCACCCCGGCGGCCTTTACAGTGAGTAGCCCAGCGCGAATGACAAAAACAAATTCAGCGGGAAGTTTATCTATCGGGTTTATATCGTAGCGGGATGGTTCATATCCTTCAGGAAGGGGTATAAACGGGCCGTGGTTAATTGCAGAGTCAAATATCAACCGGTCAATATTGGGAATGATATATTCATCATCCACGACGATTAAAACCGATATCGACATATCCTGATTATCCAGGATAATCATTTTTATACCCGTGCCTTCAAGCGCCGTTTCCAGAATATCCGGCAGCGTGCCGTTCTGGCCGTTCCAGTTGTTTATCCCTATGCGGGCCTTGAGCACGACGCGATAGACATCATCGCTGAGATACGTCAGCGCGTCAGTGGACTGGTAAGGGCCCAGCCAGATCCCCTGATCCCAACCGACACGCTCTTTATCCCACTGCAGGAAAACTCCAGTAATGGGCGCCGCTACCGCTCGGGATACGCCGATCCACTTGCCGAGGATATCCAACTGGTCGCCGACTGCGGTATCAACATCAAAAGCGGTGATTAACCCTGACGTAGCAGTAGAAACTTCAATCAGCGGCCGCGTCGATAAATCAACGTGCTCGACGAACTTGGGCTTTCCGGTGTGGTAATTGGTGATCAGGTCGGTGTATTTGCTCATGGCGTCACCACCAGTGCGATGTTATCCACGCTGCAGGATGCCGACTCATCATAGGCAACCACCAGGTTAGCCGCGGCTACATCATCGGCAGAGCGCCCAATCAGCAGCTCCATGATGTCGTAATAGCGCGCGTTACCGCCGCTCACGACGCCCAGGTTAGCCGGGGAATAAACGCGGCTCAGCAGCACGCTGTCACCGATGGCCAGAGAGTTGATATACGAAGCCACAGCCGCTTTGATCTCATCGCCGACCTCAGAGCTATAACCCGTCAGTGCCTTAAGTGTTATCGACACATAAACCGGCACGTCAATCGGGCGGGAAAAGCGGATGGTATAGGGGTTGCCGTATTTGTCGGTGACTATCACGGACGTAGTGCCGTAAGTGGATACGCCCTGCCCTTTAACGCTGCGGATAGTGTTAGCGATTTCCGTTGCATCACCACCCTCGACAATCGCCGAGATCGAGTGCGGAGGAAGTCCGTTTGAATCCGTCACCTCCTGGTCGTTCTCAAACAGTTTGTGACGGGTCACGCCTTCAACGTTGGCAATCGCACCATCTACCGCATCAAATGGCGTGAGAGACGCCAGCGCGACGCTTTGCGACTGCCTTACGCGTAGTTCTGCATCTGTTTCCGCTGCTACGCCTACTGTAGCCGCCAGCGGGTTAGTTACCGAAGCCCATCCGCGCGTAGGTGTGTTGATGCCGTTTACCGACCCCGCTACCGCGGCAACCGCTCCCGAGTTCGCACAGGTGGCCGTAGCTACCACTGTCCCGTCGGAGCCAATGACCACCGTTGCAGGCAGATTCCAGACCACGCTGTTTGTGTCGCGTACCGAGCCGTTGGTGATGGTCGTACCGACGGTGCCGGTAAGAAGCAAATCGACGGTTGAGTTTGTCGCTGCACGCCGGGTGATGCCGTTAATTTTGACGTTGCTCGTCAGGGCGTCCCCGAGGGCCGTCGCCGGCGAAAATGACCGGTAAACCGAAATGGCCGTGTTATTGGCGTCGTGAATGGCCAGCGCCACCAGCGCCACCATCTGGCCGTCTTTGCTGTCAGGCTCCAGATAGGCATCACTGCCGTAGATCTGCTGGAAATAACCAGTGATGGTATCCAACACAGTTTGATAATCGGGCGCACTAATCCCCTCAGCGGTTACCGTTGCCGATAAGCCGAGTGTGTCGAGGTCCAAAGACATTACGCCTCCGAGGTTACTGTGGTTGTCCCGTAGATGGTTTCTACGGTTGCTGTGAACGTTACACGGCGCGTGCGGCCGTCAACTTCGGTGTTGAATTCGGTGATAGAGCTCACGCCCTGCGTTTCCAGGATGCGCCGGCGGATAGCCAGGTTGTAGGTGTCAGGCTTTTGCTTACCCAGTACGGACTGAATCCAGGGTGTTCCCTCTGTGGTGTCGAGGAACCACTGACCGTACCAGAGCAGGAAGCGCGTTTTAATGGCCTGCGCTACGGCCTCCGGAGAGTTTACCAGCCAGGTATCATCGCCCTCACCGAAAGTGTAATCCCCGTCATCATCTTCACGTCGGTATCGCATTATTCAGGCTCTCCGGTGCTATCGTTGCCATGTTCAACGCCACCATGCGTGTGCGTCATTAGGCTCTTACCGCCTGCAGTCACGTCGTTGGTTACGGTGACCGGGCCGTGCATCGTCGCAGAACCTCCGCTCTCACCCATTCCTTGCGAAAGATTGCCGTTGATCGTCACGTTGCCGTTAAGGATGATTTCAGGAGAGGTTATTTCCGTGCCGCCGTCAGCGCTGGCCGTCAATTTACCCGACGTTTTAACGGTGACGTCATGACCTGCTGCCACCTCAATAAACGCCGATCCGTCGTCGGTACGCAGCTGCGCGGCCGTAGTGCTGATACCGCCGATTTTCTTCGCCTGAGACTGCGGGCCGACAATGCAGAAGGCATCCGACAAATCATGCATGCGCTCGTCTACTGGCTCCTGAATACCTCCGCTTTGCCACCAGAAATCAATACAGCGGTCCGCAAAGATAACAAGGCATTCATCACCAGCCTTAACAGGAAAAGTCAGCGTGCAGCCACCACCGCGAGGGAATAGGACAGGTACATCTACCAGCAGCGGATAATCATTCGTTAATTTGTTGCCGTCGTTATCGCGTTCGATGTAGCGGATAGCCGGCTGCACTACGGCGGTCACTGCGTCAGGATCGAAAGACTGGATGATGCCGGGCATTGCAACACGAAGCTGTTCGTTAAGCGTCTTCCTCTCTGACGCCAAAACCTGCGCCAGTGCCCCACTGCGGGTTTTATCGGATATCGCCATTTACTTTACTCCGGGCATTAAAAAACCCGCCGAAGCGGGTTAATTTGTTAACAGATAAATGCGTTTTTACCAAAGCGGTACTACTGGGATTAATGGTCTTTGATAACCAGAAAGAGCTACTAAAGCACTTACATAAGAGGAAATGTAAGGAAAAACAATAGATTCCGTACGCGCTTCATCTATGATCTTTTCAGCTTCGTCCTCAGAGACATCTCTTTCAAAACGGATAATAAACTCCGCTATTAGGCTTACTTCATAGTTCCCATAGCTTACAAGTTTTGCATCAGCTGTTAACTTTGCTGTAGATGAACTTCCTTCGTTGAAGCTGACAGAACCGTTAAGCGAGAACGCGTTGGTGTGCTCCCCATCAGCCTCATCAAGGTTTGGCAAAAGATGAACCGAAGTCACGATCATGGGAGCAATATTAAGTTTCATTTTTATCCCTTAAAATGCAAACGACAATGCGTTTTCAGTGCCATTTTTACTTATATTGACATCTTTGGCAGAGGCGCTACGGCTGACTTCAACAATCTCTACAACGGACACCGAGCGGAAAAACAGCTGATGTTGGTTTTGGGCAGGTTCTGGATCAGCCAAGCCTGCGGAGACCAGCGTTTGGACAAATTCTTCACGACTCATCTGCTCTAGCCGAGCGATAGCTTCTTGAACAATCTGCATTTGTGTCTTCATACCTTACCCCTCTCCACTACCTGTAAAGCATTGACATCAATCGAAGACTTAGGTTCCTTCACGCTTATAATTTTACATGTCGGTACGCGTGAAGAGTATCTGTTACGCCTTGACCAAGAGTCGAGCTTTATAAATTCGTTGTTAATAATCGCTTCAAATTCAGTATTTTCGAGTATGTGATTGCATACCTCGCAATCGTTACGAATGGCACCAACTTTAGGCCTTACCCTTTCACGCTTCATCTTATCAATGAGATAGTTTCTGAAGACATTGTAAGCGATCTGTCCTTCTCGCTCATCTAACCGCAGAACCATATCTACTTTGATCGTAGCTTTTATGACCGCATACTGATGGTATTTTTTCCCACGAGTTTCTGAGTCGTAAGACTGAACCTTAGCCCAGTTTCTGGCATCGACCAAAGGGTCACTAATACCATCGATGAAAAAGTAGGCACCTGTACCTAGCCATTCGTCATCCTTTGCGCTCACAGAAAAATTGTTGCACAGAATAGAATCACGATTTTTGAAATCTGTGCCGTGAAAGCCTTCAAACTCCATCCTGAAATCTCTCTCACTGAATGTGAAAAAACTAAGCAAAGTTGCTTAGCGTGCTGCAAGGGATGCGCTATCGTGGATGGCTACTCTATCACCAACCTTAGCATCGTCAAGAAATTCTAGTTCGAATGGATTTTTTTGCAGGGAAACGACCCGATGATTTTCGGCGCATCCATGCTGTTTTGCAGAAGCTGGACGTTCAGGAAGCGAGATTCACTACCAGGGCGATGGATGTACTGAAAACCGTAGTTGTTACCGTCTCTGGCAGGCATGAGGCCCATATCAATTTTTATCCCATCCTCACCCAAGAATTTTATTTTCTGAGAGGTAACTCGCTCTCCATTGATAATGCTTACCTCACCCTCCCTTGCAACGAAAGTGTAAGGTCCACAGTGTGATGTAAAACCACTAGCAGCAGCACTAAAAGATATAAACGCGAGAAAAAACATGGTGAGTATTTTCACTTTTCATCCCCGATTGAGCGCGGCTTGAGAGTAAAGATCAGAGGAACCACGCGCTTCACACATCATATCCATGTACCACGCCTGACCCCTTGTATCGCCAGTGTACATAATGCCACGGACAATATAAACGCCGTCAGTCGCAATACTGGCAGGCTGCGCAGTTGTGCCTTCAATGGTGATGTTTCCGTTGCTGTTCTGGTCAGTGATACGCCCTTGCGTCATGGCGATATCGTTATTCCCCAGTACGGTACGGAATACAGAAGCCTGATTCAGCTCGATCAGGCCATTAACGCGGATATTAGGGTTAATCAGGCAACGGACGTTAACGCCGCTACCAATGGTCTGCTGAGGCATACCCACAAGGCCGGTGGCGCTGTTCAGCTTAATGGCTTCGTGAACAACCTCATTTTTCGCCACCATTTCCCGCTTACCGTCGACAAACATCCAGTCAGCCTTGCATTGCTCGGCGACGTTATCCATCAGATGCCGGGTCATACCAAAAAGCACCCTGCCGCGAGGAAACACCGTTGCAGGCATTGCAGGGGTATTCCCTTCCGTGGCCCCGTTAGCGTTGAAATCCTTCATTAGCACTGCATTGACGTCAGAGACCGTATAGCCAGCCGCCAGCGTCTGCGCAGTGATCGAGGTAGCGAATGCCCGGTCAGAATCAGCCGCCTGAATAAGGACAAAGCTATCAACGGGGTTATCTTTCCCTGTGATGGTGTAGCGGATTTCCCCGTCGAAAATCAGCCCATAATTTCGACCGTCCATCTGCCCGACTTCATCAGGGTTTACTGTCCTGACGACGCCTACCTGGCTTGCGGGAACGTCAGTTGCAATGCCATCGTAACCAGCGATAACCCTAATCCGGGAGAATTCCTCTCCGACGATCCGGTTTACGGTATCAGCTGAAAGGTTATAGATTTTGAAAGTACCTACTCGCGTTTCGCTGCTGAGATTAAACCAGTCGATAGTAAAAGTGCTCTTGAAGCTACCAAAATCAGTAGCGTTCCCCTTCGAATCGACTAACTGCAATTCGAAGTGCCGCATCCAGTTCTGAGACATTTTTACCCCGTTACCGCATAAAGATGGCTATAAATCCCCAGATCGGCCTCAGTGGGATTTTCGCTGGACTGGTTGTCGCAGCCCACATAAAGCGAAAAGCCAAGCCCGAGATAGCGATACTGCGCCAGCAGGTCGGCGCCGGTGATAAGCGGGATCCCCTTTATCAGGTCCGCACCGCTGCTATCCATAATATCCAGACACCAGAAAGCAGCACGCCAGGTCACAGCCATTTGTAGACTTTGACCTGCCAAGGATATGGAGAATCGCTGGTTTTCCGGGGAAAGAGGGATTTCGCTGATCGTCATTTACCCTCCCGCTACAAAGCCACTTAACCGGCTCAGTATTGATTCATTTTTTTGCACTGGCGTTTTCACCCCGGAGTTTTGCACGGCAGAGGTATTCGCCCCTAACTTCATATTGGACTTTGGAGCCACCTGTGTGGTGGTTGTGCTTGTGATAATCACTTCCCGGAGCGTCAGCACAGCAGAGAGAATATTTTCCGACATCCTGTCGGTAGTGACCTCAAGCGCACGGATCAGCATATTGGTGTAAATCCGCTTACCGGTCACCACATCTAAAGGCACCCTGCTGCTCTGCAGATTTAACAGTTCCTGATAAGTCTCCTTCGGGCCAATACCAACGCTTAGCCCAAGAGAAGATGTATCTACGAAGTCAAGTAAGGAACCACCACCAGCAAAACCGACCTGCATTACCACTTCCGAAGGACGTCGAAATGCATGGTCGGAAATTGCTGCGCCAACCTCTACGGGATGCTCGGTTATTTCAAGAGAGTCATCGTGCTTTTCTGAAATAACAACACTGGGGACTATCAGCCCGATCCGCCTGCTCTGCTGCTGAAAGAGAGTAGAAAGAATATCCATCATCCTGCTCCAGTTTGGTTATTTCTCAGCACTCTGGCATTAGCATCAAGCTGGCGGCGACTGACTTCCTGCCCAATTTCCTGAGCATTACCGCCATAGATGTTGTAGGTGTTTTGCTGATTCACCTGCGCTCCAGCAGCCTGATGGGCAAGCGGGCTATTCCAGTTCGAATATCCCTCTTTGCGGGCCATAGACTGCATGAGCATAGCCATCGTATTGGGGTCGGACAGGTTTAAGGCTGCTGTCGGTGATACACCCATCCATCCAGCAACGTCACGGGCATATTTGGCAGGATCGTTGTTATCGGCCGCAGGTGCCCAGGTGCTGACGATATCCATGATAGTCTGCAGGCGGCGCCCGGTCGTTTTACCAGTAAAGTACCGCATGAGCTGGTTTTTCATGGCCTCCCAGCCTTCAAGCGCAGAACCAAACGCACGAAAACCACCACCGCCTACGGGCCGAATATTGCCGGGGTTATTGTTGCGATCTGCAAGCGTATTCCCCTCGCCACGGAAGAAACGGCCTATGCTGCGCGGGTCAAATCCTGTCTTAACCTTTATCCAGTCAGCTGCGCTATTGGCACTGTCAGAAACGCCGGGCAGCGCATCAGGCTGGTTACTGCCTTGTTTGAGAAGAGCCCTGCCAATGCTTGCAGCATCCGACCAGCGACCGTCCTTGATAGCACTAAGCAGGTCGCCGATCATACTCAGCATCTTGCTAAACTCACCCATCTGGGTAATGAAGTTGCTGAAATCCCATTTTAAAGACCAGGATTTAGGGTCGATATTGAGTAGCTTTGCCAGCGCTTTTCCGAGATCGAGGACAGTCTGTTTCAGGTCACCGACCATTTTCAGTGCTGCGTCTACTTCAGGCTTCCATTTCCCCCAGTCAACAAGGCTCTTACCGCCCTCCTTCCAGGTCTGGTAATCCTCCCATAGCAAAGCGATGGCAGCGGCAAGACCGAGAACCCACGTAATCGGCGATGCTAGCATAGCGCGGTTGAGCATCCACCACGCTGCGGTTAGCGCTCCAATTAGTTCGATCAGCTGCTGCGACTGCTTATCAAGAGAGTCCCACCAGTCGCTGATACTCTGACCCAGCTGGATGAGGCGGTAAATTACCCTGCCTACCATCTCACCAGCCCAGAGAATTCCTTTCACGGTACCGGTTATTGCGCCTTCAATTTTCGGGAAGTTTTCCAGAATTTGTCGACGCAGCCTGTCCAGAGAGCCAGCAAGGCCATCAGCGAGGCTGGAGCCTATTTTATCCCGCGCCATGCCTGCCATCAGCCCAAAGGAGCGCAGCGAGGTCATGAATTTATTGGAGCTGACGGCGGCCACATCGGCGTTATAGCCGATCGCCTTCGCCATCGCGGTGTATTCGCCACTAAACTGGCCGATACCGCGACGCATTGCCATCAGGGTGTTTTCATCCAGACCCAGCATCTGAGCGTACTGGTTCGCGCGGTAATACGGCATGCTGCTAAGACGCTGGCCGACGCCGGTAAAGATCGTCGCCATATCCCGCATGTTGCCGCTGGCATCACGCGTTTGAACCCCCAGCCGGTTGAGGAAACCCTCAGCGCCGGGATTGTTACGCATGAACCGGGCAAGATTTTCGAGAGAGCCGCGGGCCCCGTCGACACTGCCGCCAACCTGACTAACTGCATACCCTATCTGCTTAATACCCTCTACCGTCGCGCCTGTGCGCTGAGAGGCCCAGTACAGGTCGTCGAGACCGCTGGCAATTTTCGCGGTGAATGCAACGACGGAAAGCGCCGCCGCCTCAACTTTGACGCCCAACTCAATCGCTTTAAGCGTTGTCCCGGCAACGACGGCATCGAATTTTCTGGCGCCAGCCTCATCAACTTTGAACCCAAGCGAGATCAGAAAGTCCTTGAGCGTTTCAGCGTTCATTAGCCTCTCTCCATTTCGCTATACGGTTTTCGTTATCGGCTTTCAGGTCCAGCCAGTCATTCATACGGGCAATATCAGCCAGGTCTACTGATCCATCTTTCAGGGCGGTGTAGGGGATGAGCCCGGCATCCACCGGGCGCATCAGGAAATCCTCGCCTTCTGGCATGGATTCCAGGGCTGGACCTATGGCTGGGTAGGCGTCTCGCTGGCGGGGAGTTCTTTCAAAAAATTTCCCAGACTATCGGCGACCACCCGCGCCACCAGCTGCAGCATAGTAAACAGGTCGATATCGTCGAACATAAGCACGCCCTGATCGAAGACTTTCGCCCAGCCCTTTTCGTGCTGGCGGGAAACGATACTCAGGCACGGATAAATCACCGCGTTAACGTCGTCGTCCGGCAGCGCTGCCAGCGTATCGGCAATTTTCGGCAGTACGCTTTCCAGCACAGCGCCGGAGTTACCGGCGGCGACCTGAGCCTTCAGCGTAGATAATTCACTGACCAGACCAGCCAGCACGGGCAGAAGCTTACGACTGACCTTCAGCTGCTGGAAAACGTCGAGTTTCGCTGTGCGGTAGTTAACGCCCTTAATTTCAAATTCCATCGATTAAAACTCCCCCAGCAGTTGGTCAATCTTACCGGCGTCAAATACCCACGACACCGTATTGCCAACCTTGGCGTTAGCGTGATCCGGCTGCTTCTGGAATGCGCAGCTACGCGCGGTGGTGATATCGCCTGACACCTTGTTTCGGATGACAATCACGTTATTACCCCAGGTCGCCGAGGACTGGCTCTGCGCGTTATACATCAGGGACAGTTTTTTGTTCACCGGGGACGTTTTCAGCAGGGTAACTGTGATGGTGCCACTCTTACCGGCGTGCAGGCTGTGCATCACCTCACCATCGGCGCCGACGGTCATGGTGTTTTTTGCCTCGGTCATCGCAACCGTAATACCTTCTTCGGAGTTCGCCGAGCCGTAGCCCAGATCGATACTGCCGGTTGGGCCCGTCAGGGATGCCGAGACGTCAATAAAACTATAGGTTCCGCTCATGGTCGCTCCTTATCGCACCACATTGATCTGCACGTCGGCATAGTGAATGGCACCCGCCAGTTTGATCGCCGCCTGAATCACCGGCGACTTACGCGCTTCCCTGTCGGACTGCGCCTGGTTATCTACTGAATCGGCGTAGACGTAGTAACCCTTGGTCAGTGTGTCACCTGATTCAATCTGGCCGATCGGGCCGCCATTCCATACACCCGGAGCAATAAGGCCGTTATTTACCGCCTGATCCAGTGAGGCTTCGACGTTGGTCATTAACCGGGTTACGCCCGCGTCGGTTTGCGGAATTTTGGTATTCGAGGTGTACAGCAGGTTGTAAAGGTTGGTCTGAACGTAGTTCTGCAGCCAGTCCAGCCCGTGGCGCTCATCAAAGAAATCACCGTTCGCCATGACACCCTGCTGGATAATCGCTGTATCGTTGGCGTAGTAGACGTAGACGTTACCGTTAATGGCATCAATGGCGGACGCCTGCGCGGTCGTGAGCGTTTCGTACGTCACGCCAGGCTCGGTTTTGAATTTCAGAGTGATCGTGGTGTTGTTGCCGGTGAAATTCACCGTAAACGCACGGCCAAATGCCGAGATAGCGGCGTATTTGCTGCTGGAGCTGTACTGCCAGAACGTACGTCTGTAGCCGGCGGCTTTCAGCTTATAGCCGATGTTGTCGGTATTCCCCGAGACCAGCACATTCACATCATCAGTGGTAACGGCCAGAATGCGACTCAGGCTGGATGCCTCGATCGCCGCAGCAACCGAAATCACGTCAGCCTCAACCAGATCGGCGCTATCGGCAATCGCCAGCCCGTACCAGTTGGTATATTGCAGAGAGGCATTAACCGCCTGCAGCAGCGTTTCAACTGTGCCATCTTCACCTTCCGCCAGCGTCTTCGCCCAGCGGCCGATATAGACCAGCGTCGGTTTTGGTGATTGTGAAAAGAAGATGGTCGCTGCTTCGTATTCCGGGGAGTCAACGCCAAAATCATCGCCGATATCTTCAATGGCCGAATACTGGCGAATGCGCTCGGTAACCGGAATAACGGTAGAGGTTCCCAGAATGAGGAGCGCACCGAAGTTTCGCCCCGTTGCCGCTACCGGTGACATGATGACGTCAACGTTAACGACATTGGAAACAGGTAAGCCCTGTGCCATGTTTTAATCTCCAAAAAATTGCACTGGCGCGTCGACCAGCGATTGAATGCCGTACTGGCGGATGATTTTGCGGCGCAGGTCAACGCTGATATCGTACCGGCGCACCCACTGGTTATTGATGAGTTCGGGCAGATTGAGGATCCGCCCATGCTGCAGAAATGTCAGGCCTGAGCGGTTGAGCTCGTCATTGTTCTGCGAGACCAGCAGACCGTCACGAAAGCGCGTGGCCATTGCCAGCCCCTGCGGGCCATAGAAGCACAAGATCAGGCTCACGGTCTCATGCGACCACTGTTCGGTGTTCTCTTCGCCCTGCACGTACGCCGGGTTGAAGTCCTCCTGAATGCCGGTGATACCGAACGCGCACCAGGTGGTGCCGTTTTTGGGTATCTGCTTTTGCGGGTCAGTCCAGCGTGGGTAAACCAGCGTGGCAGCCAGCCCTGTCACACCCCGTATCCAGCGGCTGATTAGCCGTTCCAGATCCTCATCGTAGGGCGGTGAATCACCGACGGGGGTCAGATATCCCGCCGTTGTGCTGTCGTTACTCAATCGGCGTTCCCCCGTCAAATTCCAGCAGCTCGCAATGCGCCTGAACGAACCCGGCACCGTACGCTGTATACGGGTCGACAAACGTCACACGATAATCTCGCCCGCGGTAGGTTACGATATCGGCATCTAATCCGGGTTGCCCCTGAGTAAGCCTGAACTGCGTCACGATGAGAATGGCCCCGTTGATGTTCTGTCCGGCGGCCATACGCTTAGCCTCAAGCGAGCGGTCGACGGTTACGACACCAGAGAACGGAATAGCCTGCGCGGTATTGGTCGGAAAATTATCTTCGTCCACCGTCTGCACCTGCCGATAACACACCAGAGACAGGTCGACAAAGTCCGGATCAAGCAGAACATCAGTCACATCGAGAAACGGCATTATTTTTTCCTCACGACATACTGAATCGCTCTGAAAAGGAATCCGCGGGCACGTAACGGCTTATCGCCGAGGATGGGCGGTTTCATTTCTCTGCGCTTCTTGATGGTTTTTTCAGATAGTGGGGTCAGCCGCTCCCCTGCCTCAATGACAGCCTTTGAGGCATCCATAGCTATCTGTCCGGCGGCTTCAAGATGCTGCTCTGCCACATCTGCCTTACCTTCAAGCGCAGACTGAGCGGCCAGCTTTAAACGCTCGGTCGTTTTATCCCGGGAATCCTCAATGCCCATGTCCAGAAATGGCCTTGGCGGCAGAGTAACGGTCTCACCGTCTATCTCTACGGTTGCCCCGGTGGACTGGAGATACCCCAGCTCAGCGTTGCTCAGCGGCGCATCATCGCGCGGAGGACCTGCCGGGATACCAACCAGCACATCAGTGCCTGACAGCTGTTTCAGCGCATCCAGAACGACACTGTAATTGTCTTCCCGAATTGTGAGCCCGCTTTTCATTCCGGCGCCCCCAGCTGAACCGCTCCGGCACCAAACATCATCAGGTATTCCCAGAACTCCGATCCGTAACGGGAGTTGTTCCAGAAACCGGCATTAGGGTCCAGAGTTGCGCTTGCGTCGTAACTGGCTGAAACCTTATCCACTGATTTCGCGGTCTGTATGCCGCTATTTACACCACCAGCAGTACCCACAGCCATACCACGCATATCGGCGGCGTAAAGGTACATGTAGTGCGCAACATACAGCCCAACGATGTAGGGAAAGATATCCACGCCAAAGCGCGACTCACTCAGCATGGCATCAGCAAGATTCAGTCGAGCCTGAATCATTGGCGTGGGGTACTTTGTTTCGTCAGCGAACTGGGGGAAGGTTGCCCTGAACTGCTCAGGCGTCGGCAGACTTTGATTTCTTGCCATTATCGGTAGTCTCCGGCAATTGCGCTTCAAGTTCAGCAATACGCGCGTCTTTCTCAGCGATTTTTGCTTCCAACTCAGCAATGCGCGGGTCTTCTGCAATCGCTGGCGCTTCGCCATCCGGTGAACAGTGCGCTTTTACGAACCAGTGCTCAGCAACGGTGTCATCGACGTCGTGGAAGCCAACCTGGAAATGCTTTTGCTCTTTGCCGTCGTTGAAGTTAAACGGGGAGAGTACGTAAATCTTTTTCATTGCAAGTCCTCATGAGCGGCCCTTTCGGGCCGCCGCAGGTTAGATGCCGTCGACGTAGGCCAGAGTTTCCGGATAAACCGGCTCTACTGCACCCAGCTTGCCGTAATAGGTTACGAGCTGATACAGGCCACGATACTGGATCGGCACGCTCATCAGAGGAACCATCGGGAAGCGAACGTATTTCTTGTCGTTGGTGTAGAACATCATGCGATCAGAGTTCGACACGCCACGACCTTTCGCCCATTTCACCGGACGGATGTTCAGAGGACGCCCGTTCTGGTGGTATGCGATGGTGTTGGTTTCCAGATAGGTCAGCAGGGACTGGTTACCAGCGCTGGATACGATGGTGCTTGCCAGCAGAGAGAACTGCTCCGGCGGGATCAGCAGGTCCGTCGGTACCATGGAGTAAGCCGAGTTGGCCCACGCTGCACTCAGCCCGGCATTAATGCTCGCCCGGATTTCGTCAGCGGTGGAGGTCGCCCAGGTCTTCGCGGCGTTGGTCGGCGTAACCTGCGTCAGGTTCATCAGGCCTTTAACGTTCAGACCGGCATCGCCGATATAAACCTGCTCGTCCGTGTCCATGTTCCACTTCAGTTGCATGCCGTCGTACTTCTGCGTGTCGATCGGGCGACCAACCTGCGCAGCTGCCTGCAATTCAGGAACGGTCCAGCCAAGCTCCATACCCCACAGTGTGAGCGGGAAGCCAGTTTTTGCGATGTCGACGTTAAGTCCAGCCATCGCGGTCGCGGCTTTGCTCAGCCAGTTTTTACCGTTGGCATTCGGTGTACCGGCAGCGGCAAAGGTGGTGTTAGTGAACGAGCTGATCTCGTCAGCAATAGACACGTCTTCACGCAACTGGATATCGCGCGACCAGGTGTAATTCACCAGCGGCAGATTCAGTGTCTGATCGAGACGCTCCAGCTCATGGACAAGAAAGGCACCAGTGCCGTCGACTGTCGCCTGGTCAAATGTCATTGGCATTTGCGATTTCCTTAAATATTGAAGGCCAGCTCAATGTTGCCGCTGGTGTCGCCAGGGCCATTGAAGTAAGCGTTAGTGATCTGGACGGTATTCGAGCCATCAGCGGCGGCAAGGAACGCGCCGAGAGGGCTTGAGGCGGATGGTGTGGCCACTCGCATGTAGACCGGGCCATGCAGCGCAACGCTGGATGCATCCGCGCCGATGTTTACCGTGACGTAACCACGTACCAGGCAATCGCCGGTGAAGTTTTTACCGCTGCCTACCTGCTGGACTTTATCCGGCTGGCTGGCGGTCGGATACGGACGAACGTAAATGCCCACCAGCACCGACGCTGTATCGCTCGCAGCGATTGGCACAAATTTCCCGGAGGAAATCTTGCCGCCAAGGCCGTAAGCGGGGAAAAGGTTGGAAGAGTCCAGCAGTTGAGGTTCAACCGTCAGATCCTGCGGACGAGAAATTGCCCCGGCGATGCCCGCTGGCATCCGGTAAAGAAATGTATTACCCATTGGTTAGCCTCGTTTAGACCAGAATTCCTGCGCGGCCTGATTCATACCGGCAATGGTTTTAACAGTGGTGGCAGTCTGCGTTTGCAGGCTGTCGACGGTTTTGGTATTGCGGTTTTTCGCCAGCTCAGAAACAGCCGTGAAAGCCATATCTACCGTAGCTTTTTTCAGCTTGCTGATATCGGCATCACCGACAATAGAGCGCACCAGAGATTGATCTGCAGAGGCGAGCACCTGACGCTTGAATGCTGTCGGCTTCGCCTTCTCTGGCAACTGGATGCCTGGCTGAATCAGATCGGCACGGTAAGCGGCGTCGCCGGTAACCTTACCCTCTTCTTCCTTTTTCTCCTCTTCGTCCTCGGCATCGCCGGTACCAGGAGCAGCTTCCGCAGGCGTGAGTTTGGCAACCGCCTCAATCAGCGCCTTACCCCATGCAGGAATTTCTTCCTCGGCATCACCGGTACCAGGCAATGCCGGACCGGGAAGCGGATTTTGCGGCGCAAGGTTGATGACCACTCCGCCAGGTGTCATAGAGGTCGACACATCGTTATCGCCCGTGACATCATCAGGCGGGTTATCAATGAGACTTGCCATTTCGGCAGCGTCCCCGGTTTTACGGGCCTTCAGGAGCCGGGTAAACCAGTTTTTAGTAGTGCTTGGCATAGAATCCCCTATTGCACAACGGAAACCGGCCCGCCCGTTAGGGACAAGGGCCAGATGGTTAGCGGTAATCGCAGATTGCTTTGCGAGACCAGGTGAAATTTGTTCGTAATCGGCGTCGTACCCGCAGCTGACCTCGTCATCACCATCATCAATGGCCTGCAGGGCTTCCGGGGTTTTGACGATGACATCAGCCAGCAGCAGATCGGTTTTATCGTCCGTGCCACGTCTTACGTTCTGGATGTGCCCGTGAGCCAGCTGGCGCCAGTTATCAGGGGTAACAAAGATGATCTGCCCGTCAAAATCTCGCGGATGGCCGATAGTGACTGCCATGCCTTCGAATGACGCCATGGCTCGCTCGCTGAACACCTCTTCTGGCATCCGGCGTACGATGACTTTCCCTCTGTCGTTTGGGACAAGCTCAGGCCGCTCTGTGGCGTCGTACTCCTGCTCGCCAGTCCTTGCGATCGGGACGTCCTTAAACAGGACTGACCCATCAGCAAGTTGAAATCGAGTATTGCCCAGGCGGGTTTTAAAGAAATATTTCATGGGTTACCTGCTGAATTGCGGGCATTGAAAAGGCCGCTCATTGGCGGCCTGTTATTTTTTTGGTTCGGGGATCTGCACTTCTGGCCAGCAATCGCAGTTCGGCAGGCATCCGGCGTGGCCGGTCATACCGTCAAGCGTTGGCGGGTTATCCCAGCGCACAAATTTATCTTTCATTCCTCGGTGCGATGGCCTGGTACCAGCCCCCTTGATACGCCACCAGTACCCCTCAGAACCAACGGACAGTGCCCGAGCCTGAGTTAATGCGGTAGTGGCGCGGCCTATCTCAGTGCGGGCTATCATCCGCGCTCTGCTGGCCGCCACGTCGCCGGATTGCATGATCATCTCGTAAAGCTGATCGGGGCGCTCACCATGAATGACAGCCTGTATCGCACGCTCCTGAATTTCCCTGACACGTCCGGCCGCCTCTAATGGCAGAGACTTCATGTAGCGAATCTGTCGGTAAACGATATCTTGCGCCACCATGCCGACTGGTGTGTTACTAATCACGTCACGCAGACCAGCGGAAATTTCTTCCGAAACAGAGCGCCACTGATTCCACTCTTCACGCTCCACCTGGGCAAACATCTTTCGACCGACCATTTCGGCCCAGTCGTCGATCACCCCGGAGTAGTCAACAAGCGATTTAGCAATGCTCTCAGCGCTTGCCTGTGAACCATCGTAGGAACCCGTGACGATTTGATTTATCTGGTCGACTATCGCCAGTAGGCTTTTCTGATACTGGACCTCCGATCGGCGGCGGAGGGCTGGTTTCAGATTCAGTCTCCTGCCACTGTTTCGCCGCATTCTGGATATCCTCATCGCTAATTGAAGCACCGATGCCGGTAACGTCAGACAGCTCTCGCAAATCGGTCAGCGCAGCAGCCGGCGACATTCCCAAATCACGCACCGCGGTTGCCAGAGCGGTAGTCGTGTTGGTCGCCACCGTAGAGCGATCGGTGTCGCTCATCTGCCACAGGGGGTTAAACTCAAAGGTGAAATCTTGCGGCAACGGCTCGCCAAACTCTGAGCGATGCAGTACATCGAATAACAGGCGGATGTGAGGCCGTAAATCTCGCTCCTGAAGCGTTCCCACGTCGTCATAGTAGTTCGCAAGGTCAGCGTCACCGGTTGAAAAACCCTTCGGTGACTGGCGGAACAGGCGGACAAGAGGAATGCCAACAGCGCCCGCGATATCCTCTTTAAACTCGCTAAGCAGGTCAGACAGACCCGCGAAAGAATAGGAGTGGGTTTCAAAGGTGTCATCGGCATCAAAAAGCGACATTCCCTCATTTGTCTGGTACTGGCGAACTAATTCCATTTGTTTAACCAGCGCTTCGAATGGTTTACCGCCCATGGCGATAATTTCACGCAGCTTTTTAATCTTTGCCGTTCGCAAATGCGCCTTGTAGGCAAGCTGGGCGGCGCCGACGCTGGTGCTATCGTAGGAAGTCAGGCGATCGAAGATGCGCTCAACAATGGACATCCCCCACTCGTTTTCGGTGATTTTCTGCTGGTACGGCAGTTTCACACCATCCATACGGATCAGGCGGCTGTGGTGAACAGTCCACGCAGGCAGCCCCTGCGCCGTTGTCACGATTTCATAGAATTCAGGCTTGCCGAGGTTAGGGCCAAGAGCCTTAATGCGCCTGGTGAGCTGTGGGTTAATCATCCAGCGGTCAAGTACAGCCAGACCTTTAAAGCTGCCCTTGCCAACCTTATCCAGCACCAGCGGCGTCAGCGGTGCCTGACCTTCAATCAGAATCAGCGCCACCGCCCCGCCATACAGCCGGGACCATTTCAGCGTCTCGTTGATGCAATCCCAAAGCTGAAGCTCATCGAACCGCGATTCAAGAATGCCACGGCGTTTCGGGTCAATCTCACTGGTGATCCGCACGCCCTTTTTGGTCATATCGTCCGCTTTCGAATCGACTGCGGCGCCAATAATCCAGGAGGAACGATAAGCCCACTCGATGAGCAGGCGGTTGCGGCTGGTATAGTTCGCCCTGTAGGTCGATGCGGCATGCTGGTTAGGCTGCTGCATACCGACACGGGCAACAAAGTTATCGTACGAATCCGCCGTGGCGACTCGTCCTGTTTTCTTCGCCATGGTGACTATTCTCCGGCTTTTTCGGTACTCGTGGCGGATAGGATAATTTGTTAAAAAACAACCCGATTTAACATAATGACTGTTACCCGCACCAGCCGGATCCCTCCCATGATGAAATGTCCGCCAAAGGCTTATTTATCTGGGTTAAGTGGCTAAAAGCGCGTGAATAAAACATGCATAAACAGGGTCGAAAAATGAATAGCGTGAATTTTGCGTGAAACGGTTATTTCCAGGTATTTAGCTGTTTCCCAGCGCTTCCCAGATATCCATTGCCGTATCGGTTGGAGCAAACGCCATGATGAACGCGTCGGCCACGTTCGGCGATGGTACGTCACGCTTGGCGAGGTCTTTCTTGCTTTCCACCATCACGCGACCGTTTTTGTCAAAATCACGGTGCGGGGTGGTAAGTTCCAGCTTGAGCTTTTCCAGCAGCGGGCAGGATGAGTCGATGCTTATCAGCTCATCTACCGGGTACTGCTCTCCGTTCTTAACCGCGTTGAAGGTATTACGGAAACGATCCGCTACCAGCCACCAGGCTTGCGCTTTGAGGTTGGCGAAAAAATCCTTGTTCGGGATGCCAATGTATTCGTAGTCCGGCTCATTCACACCAGCGCCTGCATTAAATCGCTGATAGTTGATGCGGGATGCGTTCATGTTTTCGCGCTTACGATCCTCATTAATTTCTGAGAATTTTGCGCCAGCTGATGCCCCAACGCCGATTGAGTCGTAGACGATATCAGCATCGCGCTCCAGTGCTGCCTGATACGTACGCTGGCAGCTCTTCAGCAATTCGTCTTCTTTCGCCTTCCACTCATCCGCCCAGTACACGACGGAGCCGTGGCGATAGACGTTAGCGCACTTATCGGCGCCGCTATCGGCGACGTCGAAGCCAATACGCTTGCGCCCGCTTGGCTCGAAATTAAGGACTTTGTGGGCATCAACGGCCGCCTCAATCCATGACAGCTTGATAATGGCTGCATCATCATCCGACTCTGGCACGCCTTCGTAGACGTGCTTAAACCCATCCGGATCCCGGCGCTTAGCGGCTTCGATAACCTTCAGCATGGTGTCGGACAAAAAGGGGTTTTCATCGTAGTTTATTTTGCGTATCAGCGTATCTTCTGGCGGGTCGACCACAAAGTTACGCCACACGAAATCAGTCACCAGTCCGGGGTTAAAGATAAACCAGCACTCTGAGCCCTCTTTACGGATGGTAGGCTCCAGTATCTTCCACTGGTATTCCGTCAGTGCGTGGGCCTCTTCAAGCCACAGAACGCTGATACCTTCCAGAGACTTAATCTCTTCAATGTTGCGCCAGAGCCCATAAAACACGAATTCAGACCCGGTCACCCGGTTAATGATTTTGTTGTTCAGAATGCGGAAACGATGCCGCAGGCCAAAGCGGTCAATCTGAATTTTGAGCAGGGTATACACCGACTCTTCAATTTTGTTCTGGATCTGACGCGCACAACAAAAGCGAAGGCTGTATTTATTCGACAGAAATATGGCGATGCCAGCGGCATCCCATGATTTTGACGATGACCGACCACCATAAAGCACTTTGTTACGCGCCTGCGTCGTCCAGAAGCTACGCAGGACCGGATTCAGCGTCGGTTTGGATGTCAGAGTAGAAGTCATTGAGGTCACGCTCTCCGTTGCCATCATCAATACCTGCATCACGGCGAAGACGATCGGCCTCCAGCGACACCTTATCAGTAGCAGCCTTGCGATAGTCTGTATCAGCAAATATTTTGCCTACCGTCGCAAGCGTGCCGACGATGGACTCAATACGAACGGTATTGCGCATCATCGCCTTCTCGGCGGCGCTGATATTTTCCATCAGCACCTTTCTTTCCTGGTCCCCTTCAGCATCTTCCAGCTTGGTCAACCACCGGCCAATATTCTCTGCGGCGACAAGGTTGTTAGCCCGAAGGCGAAATAATTCGTCTTCGAGTGTCAACGCTTTCGCGTCTTCAATGACCTCATCTTTAAGCAGAAGGCGGCGGGCGTAACCACCATGCTTTAACGCCTGCTGGTTGCCGGGTTGAAATGGGTTAGTCGGTGGATCGGTACGCACCCCGCGTATCGGTTTCGTATCTGGTGGAGGTTCGGCTTTTGGTTGCGTACTTTTTTGCGTACGGCCAGAGCTGGCAGGCTTTTCGCTGGTACGCGCCTTACTCCTTTGCGTACCACTTTGCGTACCATTTTTGCGTACCTGCGTACTGGCCTTGCGTACCCAATCAAACTTTTTAGCCCTCTTCCTGATAGCCCCTTCAGTAACGCCGTATTTATCGCCTATATCACGGAGACTAAGGACTCCGGCCCGGTATGCCGATTCGATGGCCTCCCAGTCCGGTGTTGCCATAATTTTGTCCTCGCCTTGACATTATCGAGCCACCTCTGGAAGTGGCTCTGTAATGCCCATAAAAAAACCCGCCGCAGCGGGTTTGGGATAAAGAATACTCTCTAAACCAACTCACCAATGAATTTTGCACTTACCCTAAGCCGAGCTTGAGGAATTCCTTTAACGGCCCCTGATAAAAGGTAACCCCCCTGCACTTCTACAATGCTCATTTCCATCGTGTAGTCATTTACACCTTGAATGACATTCACCGCCTGAGGATTATGCTGAGAAACATGCAAATCTAATGTATCGCCCTGAATATGGCCTTGGTAAGTGAACCCGAAATCACCACCGTTGATGGCATTGTCTTTTACTACTACAGTGCCTTGTCCAACATCATGGTTATTGCTGCTGAAGGTTACGAAGTAAATACCGTTTTTCATGTCACACCTTATGTTGTAGCCAATCGGCAAAGGCATTATAGACACGCTACTTACGGGGAGAAAGATGGCATTTTAATAACTGCCGGATATGACTAATTTTTCCCTCTAAATATTTCAGACCGACGTATGTCGGCCTTATCCCGGTTACACTGCCCCAGCGCTGATAGCAGACTGACGTTTAAATCCAGGCTCTGCCCCCACGTCAGGTTGTCAGGGATTTCCGGTTGCGGAGTGTCAGCCATCAGGCTCGCCGGTAACGGGACCGCCGGCACTTTGACGTAGACCGTTCGCGTATTGTTGCAACCGCTTAACTGCGCCAGCAGGCACAGGGCGATTAGTGCAATCATCATTCGCAACAGCAACCCGGATATCAGCCGAGGCTCCCGATGCGTCCAGTGCGATCTGCTCTTTTGCATTTTTATTAGCCTCAACGATGGTGTTGAAAATGGTCATGGTGGTCAGAACGTTGGAGGTAATGGCCTGAGCTGCGTTTGCCTGCTGCTCTGCGTTATCAGCGCGGTTTTTTTCCGTCCGATACGCCTCATGAAAATGACTCATCCCCCACCAAAGGATAAGAATCAGGCTAATTATGGCTACGCCAAAAACTGCAATTGTGCGGCTCATTCATCTATCCCCCAACATGCCAGTGCGCTTTCCTGATCACGGCGAGAAACCTGGCCGTAACAATTGTTGGAACGCACGCGGCAATCTTTTCCGCCATCAAAAATCCACCTGCGAATTTCAGCGCAGGCGCCTTTACGGTCACCGGCATTCAGCTTGCGGTAGAAGGTGGAAGGAAAGCATTTACCGGGCCCGATGTTATAGGGGCAGAAGCTGGCAATCCCGACCTTTTGAGGCGGCGTCAGGGGAACACGCACATTCTGATCTACCCATGCCAGCGCCTTATTGCGCTCGACGGCATTTACCTGATCGCATTTGGTCTGGGTTAAATTCATTCCCTGCGTTACAGGTCTTCCATCTACCCGGGTAGCTCCGCGGCATATCGTCCAGATGCCAGCGCCATCGCGGTATGACGTGAGGCTATTGCCCTCTTTCTCATTCAGGAACTGATCCATGAGAACGGGAGCTGATGCGCCAGCAGCGATAAGCGCCAGCATGGCCGCGCTGAGTTTTGTTTTAAGGTTAGCCATCGCTATTCATCCTGCGGTGGCGGCCCACCATAACCACGATCGAGGGACTGCTGATACATCTTCGTCCAGCGGCGCTTAAAGTAGAGATTGGTCAGGTAAGTCGCTACACCGATTATCACGCCACTGGCCAGGGCAATAAAATTCCAGTCAAGCCCATGAAACCAGTCATAGGTCCTTGCGAGCCCTGTGCATATAAGGCCGCCTGACGTGCAGTACGAGGCCGCCGAAAAGATTTTGTCAGGCATTTTCATAGTCTCCACCTCCGGGTTAACGGGGTGCTCTGTGAATAAAGGGGTCAGGCCCATCGGGCTGATTTAACAACGATCCGTATCGAAGATGATTCCCGTGAGCCTGAAATGAAAAAACCCCGCCGAAGCGAGGTTGCATAAAAACAGTTGCTTAATTTCTTTTAAATTAATCCTTCCTCTTTAAGAAAGGAGAAGCCTTTTGAAGTAATAGAAGTGGCGATCCAATGAGAGTCAGCTTTTGATTGCACTGCTGTAATGTATCCCAGTTGGTATAGCTGTTCTATAGCCGAATCAATTTTGTAGGGATGCTCAAAAGGGAAGCTGGTATGTTGGACCGGCACTTTTAAGTTGGGGTCCGTCATGAGAATCATGATTTCTTTATGATGCAGGGTAATAGCCATGTCTAACTCCTCTTTGTGGGGTTAACACGTATTTTACCATGCTTTAATGGGCCATTTTGGAGTGGCTATTTTTCGCACAAAACCCGCCTTTAAGCGGGTTTTTTTGGTTCTGCTGCTCAGTTCGCTTTAACGTCCCGAGCCTATCACAATTCAAGCACTTTCCGCGCAACTATTCAAGTAAAATCTGTCGCTATTTGTTCCAAATGCATCACACATTGGTGCGTAAAGCATCGATTCCGCTAAATTTAGCCAGACATCAACCCTGCTCTCGCAAGTCCTCAAGCACCATTCTGGATGCTTTTCGTTTAGCTCTTTCGCCATCGACTTCTTACTCATGCGATAGACATACCGATCCTTGATTAGCTTATAGAGAGCTTTATTCCCGGAGCGCACAAGCTCGGCGCTAAGCACTGAATCAATTTTCAATCCCTCCTCGTCAGTACAAAACGCCAGGCCGCTTTTATTTTTACCGCTGAGGATTTCCTTGAAGAAGGCTTCCAGTTCAGGTTTGGTAATACCCGATTTCTTCATACGGCGCAGTGCGTCATTGATAGCAGTCTTCGTTATCTTCCCGGACGCCAATAGCTGGTTAAACATGTTGCCGCCGCTACCGCCTCCAATGTATGACCAGCGGCCCCACATGCGCAGCTTTCCCTGTATCCAGATGCTTTCCAGCGTACGGAGGCGAATCATTTCACCTGACTTACCAACTTCAGAAGGGTTGATCATACATTCACCTCATTTTGGGTATTGCTCTGGCCAGCAGCAAACTGCGCCAGTGACATAAATGCGCGGCCCTTCGCTTCGAGTTCCGCTCGATTGATGTAACTAAACCGCTCGCCAGCCCATGACTTATCAAAAACGACAATGGCGCCAGCGAAAAACGCACTGGTCGGCCTTTGTTTGTCGTCGGCTGGCTTAAACCACTCGGGCAGATCGAAACCAATTCGCCCACGAATAAAGCAGACGTGATCCGCATCTTCCGGCCACCACGTTTCGCTTGTGGCTGACTTCACCAGGAAGACATAGCGACCGCCCTTCTCGCGTTGTGCAGCGGCGTAATTCATGATGTGCGTCATGCCAGTGATGGCTTGCTTTTCGTGGTACTGAGAGCGGCTGTAAGGCGGGTTTCCGTAGGCTGCGCCGCCGATTGAGGAAAGCATTTCCGACCAGTCTTGTGTCAGCGCATTATCTTCTGCGGTAAACCAGACAGGGCATTTTGCGTTGCTGTCATCAGCGAACAGGTCCAGCATCAACGGACCAAACATCGCGTTGATACCCCAGAAAAGTAGATCCGGAGTCCGCCACTGGTCGCCGACCTCTTTCAAATAGTGATGGGGAGCTGAACGCAGGGCCATAAGGGCTTCACAGTAAAAATTAGTCATTCACGGTCTCCCCTAACTCCAGGAGTACCTGACTCAGTAACTCAGCCTCAGTACCGAACTTTTCTTCCCATGACTTACGGCCAGCATGAATAGCAACGCCGTAGCCACCAGTACGGTGATGGGCATGGCATAGCGGAATGACATGGAAGTTATCAGCGCGGACAGATAAGCCAGTACCAGAGCTGCAGTGATGGATTTCAGCAGGTGATTCGCCGTAATTGAGGTTACGGCATACGATGCAACCCAGCGCAGCTACGCGGCTCAGATGGAGCTTTTCAGCCTTGGTTTTGGATTTGCTCATATCGCACCGCCCTGGTGCGACAGACAAGCAAAAACACCAGCGTTAGTGATAGCCGGTGTCAGGGGGTAAATCTTTTGAGGGTGTTTCTTCTGCGCCATCGGTTTTTCTCCGTGGCACAGCAGTCGATAAGCAGGGTTGTTCAGGCCCGTTGATTATTATAAATCAGGCTGAGGGATACAGGTAGTGGGTTTTGCGTTTATCGTCATATTTTTAGAAAAGAAAACCCCGCCAAAGCGGGGTCTTATTCAGGAGCTTTTTCGGCGACCTTATTGTGAACCTCCCACAGGCTAATGCCGCAGCTCGCGCAGAAGTTGGCAAGGTAGTCCAGCCCGGACCACTCGCGAATCCCTCCGCGAGCAGCCTCCACAAACACAGCTATATCCTTCCCCCGCCACAATCCGAACAATCGCCAGCCGCCGCCATCAGGACTTTTTACCGCGGCTATGCGAGTCAGTACGCCGGTCTGATACAGCTCAGTAAAAGCGGGCTTCTTCCTGGTTATCATTCGCATAAATACAAACCTGTGATTTGTTGATAACAAATAGCGTGTTTGCGTTTTATGGTTTCACCTCCTGCGGGGCGGCTGCGAGCATGGCTTCATAGATATTCCCGAACTGTACGCAGAATGAATCATCGCTATTGAACAGCACATCTTCGCAGTTCATAGCAGCGGCTATCATTTCGTCTGTCGGTTCCCTCGGCACCATCACGTAACCAGGAGGTGCAACGTAACGAACCTCGACAGTGCGATCCGGACCGGATGCCAGGTCAATGCCGATTATGGGAGAGTTGCCAGTAAGCGCTGGCTGCTCTTTGATGTGCAGGCGCGGCTCTCCGTCTTTCGGCTCCGGCCATTCGCGCTGCTTGTTTACCGCCAGCTTATCGATCATCGCCTGGGTAATCTGCTCATCAGTGATACCGGCACGACGCTGCGCATCCCACAGCAGGAACTGCATATCAGCCCACTCCGACAGGTCGCCAGGCTCGGCAGCGGCTTCCAGTGCTTCTTTGCTGAGGTGCTTCAGTGGGCCAACCGGGCCGACATTGCCGAAAGTTGCCTGCGACCACTCGGCATGCGCGATGCGTACCTGGTCACGTTCCGGCGCTGGCTGCGGGCTGGCGTAGACCGGCATGACATCATCGTGACCCTTATTACTTTCATCCGTCAGCGACCAGAACAACCGTCCTGCTGGATGCTTGAAGATGTAAGCCACTGGCTCGCTGTCCATTGCGGCCAGCGCGATTTCAAACAACGCCGCACATTGGTTTACATGGGCGCGGCCTTCACCCGTTATCTTCGTGTGACGGCAAAACTCAATTTGCTCCTGCGCCTTTTTAATTAACTGCTTTCTGGGTATGGTTGATTTGGTCATTGGTTGGCTCCTTCTGCTGCCCGGTTAACTATCACGCCGTCGTATACTTCTTTGAGGTGGCCGCGTAAGTCCATGCGACGGAGCGCGCTAAACATGTAATCGCATTCCGCCTGTTTGTTAGCCTGAAATGGCTTGCTGTCCCGGTTAACCCACTCCCAGTTTCCAGGCCAGCCGTGAACCTTCTTAACCCGACCTTTGACCACATGAAGCAATCCCCAGCCAGGCTGCAAATCCTCAATATTTACGATACCCGGCTCACTAATCATGAAACGCCAGTCTCCCATGCCCTTCTCGGGTTCAACACGGAAAGGCTTCTTGCGGTCGGCCAACAAGTCAGAACGAGAGCATTTAGCCTCAATCAGACAACTGGCCCCATTGCGAAAGCCGATTGCATCAGCCTGCTCACCGTATGGCGTCCATGCTCGGAACCGGTCATGAAAGGCCACCTTGAAACCGTTGTTTTGCAGAAAGCGGCAGGCTATCTGGCAAAGTTCATCGTGTGTAAGTGCCATCACTCAGCCTCCACCTTGATGCCAGCGTCGGACAGCATCTCCAAAATCGCTGTCTTGTTAAACCAGTGTCCTGCTGGATATGGCACCATTACCGCATGTCCATCTTGAACAACCCCCACGCATAGCTCTGGCAGCTTCACGGTGCGGGACTCCAGCTCGGCGATGCGAGACATCACGCGCCGTGATTTTTCCCTCTCCCGCTCAAGCTCCGCGTCCAGCTCGGCGATGCGCTTTTCAGCCGCCGTTAGTCGTTTCGATAATTGAACAGCCATTTCTGATGCCTGAGTTTCGTTCTGCTGCGCCTTCTCCAGCGCCTCTACCAGCGCATCAATCTTGTCTTGCTGCGCTTTCCACGCAGTTTCTGGGTCTGTGCATTCCGCAAAATGCTCTTCGCCTTCACCACAGTGCGGACAATAGCAATCTGAATAATCACCAGAGTCGCCCATAGGTTCGCCACCACTCAATTCACTGCTGGGATAAATTTTTCCACAGTCGCACTCAACCAGGTAATACGGATAGTCGACAGTACGGCCACGCAGTTGCGCCAGTTCGGTGATATCAGTTGTCATGCTGCACGCTCCTGTTTCGGCATCAGCGCATCGCGGACGCTCTGGCGGTAGTAGTGGTGAAAGGCGAAAGTCAGGCCGAGTTTTGTAGCGCTTTGGTTCTTCTCGCTCAGCAGGCCAAGTCGCACACAGATAGTCGTTGACGTCCAGCCAGAGTGATAACCGGCGGCACGCTTCATAACGGTTTCCGCCAGAATGGTTCGAAAGTCGTCGCGCCCGAAGTTGGTGTTTTCGAATGCGGCGTTGATCACTTCATCGGTCAGATGTGCATCGATAGCTTGGCTCATTTGTCGGACCCCTCGCGCAGCTGGTTTGCAAAATCGACCATCGCATCATGAAACTCGATTGCCCCTGAGGTTCGCTTCTCGGCTTCTTCGTAGCTGATATCAAGCCTGTCCATAACACAGTCAGTTTCAAGATAGTCAGAGCAGGCATCCAAAGAAGCGGTAATCGCATCAGCCTTAATCCCGGCATAGAAGCTATCGGTAGCGGGGAACGGGTTTTCAGCGTTAACGTCGCGAGATACGTACATGTTGATTTCAGATACGTAATCCAGCGGTACTCCCGCAAACATGCCGTCTTCACCCTCAGAGAAATACCCAACGTGGTTGTCGCTAATATCGGTCAGCAAGCGAAGCATCGTCACGTTCTCCGCAGCCAGCTGCTTAAACGCTTTCGCCAGCTTCAGGAACTTCTGCTCTCTGATTGACAGCTCGCCTGCGCTCTCCAGGGAGGCGATGAGCTCGTTTACTGCCTGTAGTGTGATAGTCATACAGCCTCCCCAAGCACCCAGCGCAAAGCATCAGCGTAGTCACCGCTGGCACCCTCAAGGGCTTTTGTGATTTCTTTGCGGGTTTTCAGGCGCGGCTTTGCCTCGCCGAGGATCTGACGCTGACGCCGGGCTTTTTCGTGGCCAGTTGTGCCTGCGGTCGCCTGCTCGATTTCTGCCACTTTTGCCCGCTGCTCTTCTGGTTTAAGCGATGCCAGCTGACGCGCCTGGGTAACGGTGACTGTGCCAGCCTCCACCGCTTCCCGGACGGCTTGTGTGGCATCCAGCAGTGACAGAGTTGCACGAACGGTCTGAACGCTGCAGCCAAACAACACCGCAATGTCGTCCTCATCGAGCCCGCGGTCGAGCGCGTCTGACATTTTTTTAGCCCGGCCAAGCGGCGTATCAGGTCGGCGAATTTCGTTTTCGCTGACCATGTATTTAGCCATCTGATTTGCCGAACCGCGCTTAACGACTCCAGGTACAAGCAGTGGGTCTTTGCCTTCTTTCAGACGGAGTTTATTTGCCTCCAGGGTATGTTTAACGCGCTGACGGCCAACAACTACGCAGGTAAGCCCCGTTTCAGGGTCTTTCCAGACGATGATCGGCTCCAGTACACCCAGCTCCGCGATGTTCAGTACCATCCCTTCCTCGATCGGCAGGTGTACACGCTCATCGTAAAGTGGGTGGGTCTTATCGGTGACCAGGTGCAGGTTTTCTGGTTCGAACATCAGAACGTTGGTTTTGCCGCTGGCGCCATACGCGTCGATCGAGTTTTTAGCCATTTTTCACTTCACCTTTTTTCTGTTCAACCTGCTGAGACCATTTTTCAATCAGCCGGATTTTCGATTTGCTCTTGCCACCAGCCCAATAGCTATCCTGTACGCGGAGATGTCCGTAAGGGCATCTCAGGGCCCCGGAACAGGCGCCAGCCTGGTAATCCCGAAAATAAAACTCCGCAGCTGAACCACAGACCGGGCAATCAGGTATCTCTCGCATCACCGGGTCACCTCGCGGATTTTCTGGAATTTAGTGCCGTGGTGCGGATTAGCTGGGTTAGTAACTTTCGAATTCATAAACCCGGCGGCCACCAGACGCTCGCAGCGGTAGCGAGGGCGATCAACAAAACCTGCCAGGGACTGCCACTCAAACCAGACTCCAACCGGCACCGACTGGAGCAACTTGATATCCAGCGCTGTGAGCTTGCTGGTTACCGCTACGGGCTCGGTGCCTCCACCTGGCATCCAGTAGCCATTCAGGTTTTGCGCTTTGCCTTCGCGCTCCAGCACCATCAGGCGGGCCAGCATTTCAGGTGCTGTCAGGTCGAAATAAACAGCCAGCTCACGGCAGGTGACTTTCCCCAGCTCTTTCAGCACGTCAGTAATTTTTTCCATCAGAGATATCCTCACGGTTAAATTTGTTAGCCCCGGAAACCTTTCGGGATGTCGGTATCCAGTTTGCTGCTCACACCGAACGAGCTGCCGGTTGCCAGGTTCGCCGGGCATAACTTCAGAGCCAGCTCCTGCCATTTGCTGCGTAGGGTTTTCACGGATTGAACTCGGGAGCACCAGAACTGATCGCGCTGAATGCGCTCAATCATGGTGCGGATTTGGTTATGGCTGCAGCCGTGCTCCTGGCGCAGCATGCAAATTTCTTGCGCCCAGGCTGCGAAGTTCGGCTCTCTCGGTTTTGCCAAAGTGCCGTCGAACTCTGCTGCGCGCTCGTACAGCTCGATGATGGTCGACCAGAACCACGTAGCGAGGTCGAAATCGTCATCGGTAGCCAGGTTTCTGGCTTCGGTAGCGTCAGGAATGACTGCTTCCGGGATGACAGTTTTTTGAGTCGATTCAGAAAAGTTATCCACAGGAGAAATCTCTCCCGCGAGGTTTTTATGATCTGTATGTAATGATCTGTTTTTAAGATCTGTATAGAGATAGGATTCGGCTTGAGAGCCGATTCCAGGATTCGGCTCATGAGCCGTTTCCATTCGGCTCTTGGGACGAATGCATTCGGCTTGAGAGCCGTTTCCATTATTTTCAGTAACTTGCTCCGATTCGGCTTTTGCGCCGATTCCATTCGGCTTATAAGCCGTTTCCATGACTTTCAATGACTTATTCCCATTCGGCTCTTGAGCCGAATCCAGTATTTGCGGGAATATCCGGGAAATCAGCGCTTCCTGGTCAATTCGGTAATGCTTTTTGGGTGTTCCACCGACCTGGCGAAGCTCTTCTTCGATAACGCCTGACAGGTACTGATCCGTAATTTTGAACATCGCTTTTCGGACAACATCGCCATCTTTAGCGCGTACCTCTTTCGCAAGCGCCGCATGCTCCTTGTAAAACCAGCCATCATCCAGACTCGACTTACCCGACCAGAACACCAGCTGATTGAGAATCGCTGCCAGCAAATGCTGCTGCCTGTCTCCTGCAAAGAAATCCAGATACGGGCCGGGAATAGTTATGCAGTTCCCCTGCCCTGACATGGCCTGAACAATTTCAAAGACCTGATTGCTCATACCAAAACCTCATTGTGTAGCCGTAAAAACTCACGTAACCCCATCCAGCCAACTTTCCCGCAGGCTTTGCGATAGGACACATCTTTCTCAGTTGCAGTAATTACCGTCACCATGTGGCTCTTGTGCCTGTGCTGGAAGCGAGATCCGGCCTTGGGGATACCATCACAGGCATTACCCATTTCGGACGGCTCATACGCCGGATAAGCACGTTTCAGACGCGCAATCAGTTCAGCAGCAGAGTGGTTACACATAGTCACCTCCAGAGTTAGTGGAGTTACGGCGCTTTAACAGCAACGGATTGATTAGCCCTGCGGTATGCAGAGCATCGGGGTGTATTTGATTTTTGTTTGTGGTCAGGCATAATTACCTCGCAATTACCTCTTCGTTTTTGCACCAGAAAGCCGTTAGTGTTAGCGCACTGCGGCTTTCGCCTTTTCTGAACTTACCCGGGTCATTACGCCTCCAGCTGAGACGTTTCTTTTCCCTTGTCGCTCTGCAAAATTAAAGCGACCTCCTTTGCAAGGCGGGCCATGTCATCGTCGACAACGCCCCACTCAAGAACAGCCAGTAACATCGCCATTTTCGGCACCCACGATGACTTCCAGCGCGTAATCTGCGACTCATTGACACCTACAGCCATGGCCACTTTTTTCCCTCCCATGAGAGAGATGCGATTCAGTAGCCATGTCTCGATGCGACGTGCGTTGTCCTTATTGCGTTTAATTGCGTTCTCCATCTGTGATACTTCCTCTGGTGTTGATTGAAAGGCCGCCAGTTAGGCGGCACTGGCTTTTGATGGGGGAAAAACGTCGTCAATGCTGACCGAGGCTCCGTATTTGTTGAGCGCTGCAACTATTTTTCTGCATTGCTCAATACTGAGAGCGCGTTTCCCGTTTTCGTAATGGCAAATGGCGCCTGCCGTCAGATTTAGCTCCTTAGCTATCTGGCGCTGGGTGAGCCCTGCTCGACGTCTGATCTTGCTTAGATTGTTCATGTCGGGTCTCCTGTAAACGATTCAAATATACATATTGTATTCAAAGTTCGCAAGGTAAATATACATTTTGTGTCTAGAAGAAAAATATACAACTTGTATGATTCAGGTATGAGTATGAAATGGTATGACTTAGCAAAGTCCCTGATGAAAAGTCAGGGCGTGAACCAGGAAGAGCTGGCCGAACACCTCGGGATAACCAAAGGTGCTGTTAGTCATTGGCTAAACGCCAGGAGGGAGCCCAGCCTTGAAGAGATAGCCAAAATTCTTCGGTTTCTTGGAAAGCAGAATTTTTCAGTTGGTGCTGGCGGCATGATCATTGACGAAACCCTTAAAGGCGATGTTGGCTACGTAGGCCCCTACAATCCAGGAAATAAGTACCCCGTATTGAGCAGCGTTCAGGCTGGGTCTTGGTGCGAGGCAATGGAGCCATATACAACCAAAGACATTGATCTTTGGCTGGAGTCTAATGCCCATATTCAAGGAGATGCGTTTTGGCTTTTGGTTGAAGGGGATTCGATGACTGCGCCGATTGGGCTAAGCATTCCTGAGGGCACATATGTGCTTTTTGATACTGGCCGAGAGGCAATTAACAACAGCCTCGTGATTGCAAAATTGTCTGATTCAAACGAGGCGACATTCAAAAGGCTGATCATTGATGGAGGCCAGAAGTACCTAAAGGGGTTAAACCCGCAATGGCCACTGGTTCCCATTAACGGAAACTGCCGAATCATCGGCGTGGCCGTGGAAACAAAGCTTCGTTTAGTTTAGTTTACGGCGTGAACACGTATGATACACAGAACCCGGCTTACAATCCGGGTTTTTACTGTCCTTCTTTCCGCAGCATAAGCACATTCAGTGCCAGCTCTACAGCCAGGTCTATCTGATCACCCTGCCACATTAACTGAATCGTCTCTATCAGCGCCTCTCTTGAGGGATCTCGCTGCTCAACGAGCAGCTGCATAACCGCTATCCCGATAACCTGCGCTATTTGCGGGTGCATCTCTGCAAAAAATTCATCTTCATTAGGCATAAGACATCCCCTATTGCTGTTTTTTTGAGCATAACAGCATCAAGAAAAAAATAAAACCAATGAAAATACAAAATGTTAACCTGCACCACAGTCTTGAGTATACATTTCGTATTGCAATAAATGAATACGTTTTGTATATTCAAGTCATCCAAGCAACACCAATCACCGCACAGTGGTTGATAAGCATAAAACGTTCGGTTGGCCGCCAGAAGGCTAAAAGCTACAGACCTTGCAATGCAGTGAATGCGGCTATGCGCACGCGGTTCAGTTAAAGCAGTACCACTTGTTTCCCGAAGTGGGGTGGAAAGAAAGCTGCCGATATCAGTTGTTAACTGGCTGGTATCACCGGGAGGCACCCGGCACTGCATTGCAAGGTCTGTTGGTACTCAAATTCACATGACAGTGAGGGTAGCAAATGATCCGCGAACATGAAGTTCCTGCATGGCATCGGTTCTGAATAAAGGTTGCTCTGCTTGTGGTTACAGTCGCATGGGTTAGCTTCAAATTTTGCTGGGGTGCTTCATGAGCAAAAACGGCATTCGTTCCCTGTTAATCGCGATGGCCATCGGATTGGTTTTCTGGGGTGGGCTGGCTGTCGAAATTATGTATATCAAAGGGGTGTTCAATGGCTAATTTACTGCATGGCAACCCGGCTTTTAAAGCGGCACAAAGCAAGCTGGCTATTGCTCAATTTATTGGCAATAGTGAAATGTGGTCAGAGGCTTTTTCCTCAATGAAAGATATTTATGAGGAAGCAAAGCACACAGAAGATTTTATGTTTTGCGGTCGCGAAGAATCTCTCTCAGCCCTGAAATTCAATGACGTTATTTTGAATTATGACATGTATGGCGACTTGGTTTCTGTTAACGCAGATTCTGGCAATGCACGTTACAAAATAAACACTGAAGTTTCTTACTAATACCAGCGCCATTTATTTAATGCCTTAACTGGCAGGTATTAACACACATTAAATTTAACCGGAGATAGATAAATGGAAGAATTAAAGTTGCACTGTCATGGTTGCGGCGGTTCTTTTGCTCGCGATGAGCTGCAATATCGCCCATCTGGCAGGGGTGCTTATCGGAGGGACTTTTATTTCTGCCCGGTATGCAATGAGAAAGAAAAGCAGAAAATCGCCCTCTCCGCTGCCGCCTCCTCGTTTCGTAAAACCTTGCCGTCACGCCCAGGACACCTTGCACACAAGCGCTGGTAGGTGACGGATGATAATCACATCCAACCGTATTCCATCGCATGTAAATGAAAAGGCATCGCATGTTCTGAGCTTGTACAGCAAGGGAGATATAAAGCCATGCCGAATCAAATGCGGGAATTTAAGTTTAAAGATTGGCAGAAAATGGCGCTTATTATCCCGCAATAACGGAACATGCTGGGAAGTTATGAGCCATGAAAAATACAATCAACTCAAAGACAGGAAAGCACAATCATGAAAATAGAATTCAATGATCAAGGGTCGGATTCAGTCATCACATTAACAAGCACTGTATTTGAATTCCGTCTTCATAACCGCGTTGTTGATACGGCGCTATTTCTTGCCCCTTCCGTTCGTGCTAAGCGTAGCGGTTTCTTTGTTTTAAAAACGGTAATTACCGGTAAAACCTCTCACGTACTGCGTGCGTATAAAGCGATTAAAGCGGAGGCATCACGATGAAAGAGCGCGGGATGATTTTCAACTCTGAAATGGTACGGGCCATCCTCGACGGTCGGAAGACGCAGACCAGGCGGATTATGAAGGTACAGCCGGAATCCAACCAGCTTGGCTTGCTGCTTATCACTGACTCAACCAAGCACAGTGACATTGGCAAATACCATTGGGCGGAATCTAACGCTACTGGTAACCATGTGCGTTCAAAGCTTTTCTCATCCCCGTTCGGCGCCGTCGGCGAACGTATCTGGGTGCGTGAAACATGGGCGACCCTGGGCAATGAAGACGGCTGTTATGTCGATTGGGAAGATAATCTTTGCAAAGGAGATGAGCGCTCAGCGGCAAGGATTTACCGCGCCAGCTGCGAGCAGAGACCAGGTGATTACGGCCTGTGGTCTATTCCCGATGACGCCTACTGGAAACCACATACCAAAGAGCACAAGTTCGAAGGAGCATGGCGCCCGTCAATCCACATGCCGCGCTGGGCCAGCCGCATTCTGCTGGAAATCACCGACGTGCGGGTTGAGCGGCTGAACGCTATCAGCGAAGAGGACGCACAACGCGAGGGAGTTCATACCGAGGTATGGGACCAGACAGTAGTCGCAAGGAATTACGCAGCCCGTGATGAGTTTTTCCAGTTTTGGTCAGAGGACATGCCCCACTACGTCGAAATGAATCAACTTTATCGGTCCTCATTCAGAAGCCTGTGGGAATCCATCTATGGCGCCGAGAACTGGCTGGCCAACCCCTGGGTTTGGGTTATCGAGTTCAAGCACGTTGAAGGCGGGGCAGCATGAGCGCAGAAATCATCGATCAGGCCAACGAGCTGGCAGAGCGCCGGCTGGAAATGACCATCCAGAACATGCGCATCAACCATGCGGCGGTTTCAGCTACTCACTGCCGCGACTGCGGGGAAGAGATACCAGAGCGGCGCCGGGAACTGGTGGCGGGCTGTCAGGAAGAAGAGGAATTACGCGGTAAGCATCGGAGGTGATATGGCATCTGACAAACCGATAACAGCACAGCAGGCCGCCGATTTGCTCATCGTGTCGGCGCGGGTGATCTACCGCCTGATTGAGTCTGGGGAACTCGCCGGCCGTAAGGTCGGCAACAAGTACAGAACGACCGAGGCGGCGTGTATTGCATATTTGAAAACCCCGCGCGATCCTGTCATCGCGAACGCGGGTGAACATAAAGGAGAAGTTTTATGTCAATCACCCTCAGGGGCGGCGTGTGGCACTGTCATTTCTTTACGCCGTCAGGAAAAAGAGTTAGGCGATCTCTTGGCACGGGGGACAAAAAGCAGGCTCAGGAGCTCCACGACAAGCTGAAGGCGGAAGCGTGGCGGGTTGACCAGATCGGCGACCTGCCCGTCAGAACCTTCGAAGAGTGCTGCATCCGGTGGCTTCGGGAAAAGGACCATAAGCGATCGCTGGATGATGACAAAACCAAAATTGAGTTTTGGCTGCAGCATTTTTCCGGCCGTGATGTCTCGAAGATAACGGCGGAGGAAGTTCATGAAGCCGTTAATGGGATGATCAACCGTAAGCACCTGCAGGTTTGGGAAAGTAAACGTGATGCCGCGTTGAGGAAGGGTAAGCCGATACCGGAGTACAAACCACGGCAGGTTTCGCAGGCTACGAAGGCTCAACACCTTTCCTTCATTCGCTCCCTTCTCAGGGCCGCGGCGAATGACTGGGGCTGGATAAAAACAGCCCCTGTTATCAAAACCCGCAAGCCGATCAGTAAGCGGATACGGTGGCTGACCAGAGAAGAAGCTGAGCGGCTGATCGAGTGCATGCCGGAGAGCATTAAGCCAGTGGTGATATTTGCACTGGCAACCGGCCTGCGCCGCTCAAACATCATCGGGCTTGAGTGGCAGCAGGTCGATATGCAGAGAAAGGTTGCATGGGTAAATCCGGAGAACGCAAAAGCGGGCAAGGCGATTGGCGTGGCTCTGAATGATACCGCATGCAGGGTATTAAGGGATCAGATAGGGAAGCACTCACGCTGGGTGTTCGTTCACACCACGGCAAAACATCGCCCTGATGGAACGCTGACGCCCGCGGTTAGAAAAATGCGGGTGGATGACAATAACGCCTGGCGCGCCGGGTTGAAAAAAGCGGGGATCGAGGATTTCCGTTTTCACGACCTCCGGCACACCTGGGCGAGCTGGCTTATTCAGTCCGGCGTCCCGCTTTCTGTTTTGCAGGAAATGGGAGGATGGGAGAGCATCGAGATGGTGCGCCGTTATGCTCACCTGGCACCAAATCATTTGACCGAGCACGCACGGAAAATTGACGCCATTTTTGGCGCTAGCGACACAAATACGACACAAGGAGGAAATCAGGCTGGACTAAAACTTGCGTAAGTAACTGATTCTTAATGGTACGCCCTACAGGGTTCGAACCTGTGACCTACGGCTTAGAAGGCCGTTGCTCTATCCAGCTGAGCTAAGGGCGCCCTGAGAAGCGAGTGCTTCGCGGAGTGAAACGCGTGGAATTATACGGTCCACGTCGGTTGAGTCAATCCATTTTGCCAGGAAACTGCGGGCTTATACGACGCTGGCGAAATATCCCCCACCAACTGTACAAGAAGCATACCGCTGGGGCTCATGCGCGCGTAAATCGACTCAGTGGCCAGGCGCAACGCACCTATAACCATGCAATTACTATGGCCATAACAGGCTAAATTAGCCTCAGACAGGATAAAACAGCAAACGAGGACTGACAGCGAGGCCCGCTTCTGACAAAATATCCTCATCCCCCTTTCGTAAAGATACAGATGGAATCCTCTCTCTGATGGCAGCAAAAATTATTGACGGTAAAACGATTGCGCAGCAGGTACGCTCTGAGGTTGCGGAAAAAGTGAAGGCTCGCGTTGCGGCCGGAAAACGCGCCCCTGGGCTGGCCGTCGTGCTGGTCGGCAGCAACCCGGCCTCGCAGATTTATGTCGGCAGCAAGCGCAAAGCATGTGAAGAAGTGGGCTTCGTCTCCCGCTCTTACGATCTCCCGGAAACCACCAGCGAAGCCGAGCTGCTGGAGCTTATCGACACTCTGAATGCCGATAAGACCATCGACGGTATTCTGGTTCAGCTGCCCCTGCCGGCAGGGATCGATAACGTCAAAGTTCTCGAGCGCATCGCGCCGGATAAAGACGTCGACGGCTTCCATCCTTACAACGTTGGCCGCCTGTGCCAGCGCGCGCCGCGCCTGCGTCCGTGCACTCCGCGCGGTATCGTGACCTTGCTGGAACGCTACAATATCGACACCTACGGCCTCAATGCGGTGGTCATTGGCGCCTCCAATATCGTCGGTCGCCCGATGAGCATGGAGCTGCTGCTGGCCGGCTGCACCACCACCGTCACCCACCGCTTTACAAAAAACCTGCGCCATCATGTCGAAAACGCCGACCTGCTGATCGTTGCGGTGGGCAAACCGGGCTTTATTCCTGGCGAGTGGATTAAAGAAGGGGCGATTGTGGTCGATGTCGGCATCAACCGTCTGGAAAGCGGCAAAGTGGTCGGCGACGTGGTGTATGAAGATGCCGCCGAACGCGCGTCCTACATCACCCCGGTTCCCGGCGGCGTTGGCCCGATGACCGTCGCCACCCTGATCCAGAACACGCTGCAGGCGTGCGAAGAGTATCACGACGTTGAGGAGGCCTGA